AGCAACCGCGTCTGGAGCCGGGCCTCAATGAGCGCCGGGTCTTGGGCCTGGGCGGCCACGTCCTGCACGAGCGCCTGCCCCTCGGCCGTGCGAATGTCGGCGACGTTCGCGCTGGCGGTCGTGGGCCGCGTCAGCGCCTCCATCCGGCGGGCCTGCTCCTCCGCGACGCGGGCGCTCTGGGCCAGGGCGGCGTTGGCACCGGCGTAGGCGTTCTGGAAGCCTGACAGGAAGGCTTCGTTCTGCCGGGCGATGAGCGATTGAAACTGCTGGGCGGCCGTGTTGCCCTGCTGCAACTGCTGGGCCTGCTGGCGGTTCGCCTGCTCGCGGCCGTCCACGATGCCCTGCTCGAGGCGGCGGGCTTGCTCAAGTTGGCGGATTCGCTCGGTGCTGGCCCGTGCGTCACGGATGTTGCCCTTCTCCCGCTGCTCTTGGTTCTTCCGCTTTTCCTCTTCGAGCTTCGCCTCGATCGCCGTGACGTTCAGGGCTGCCTGCTTCTTGCGTTCTTCCAACTGCTTGGCCGCCTCAAGTTCGGCCTGCTGCCGCTGGTCCAACTGGGTACGAAGGAACTCTTCGACGCGCTGGGCGGCGGCCTCGCGCTCACGGGCCACGACCTGTTCCTGCTCGACACGCTGCTGGAAGAACTGCTGCTGGCGGGCCACCTCAAGCTCAAAGGCTTCCCGGTCAAGGATGCCGTCCTTCACCAACCCCTTCGCCGCCTCAATGCCAGCGGCCAGGTCGGCCGCCGCCGCAGATCCGGCCGCACCAAACTCGCCAGCCTTCTCGATCGCCTGCTGAATCGCTCGGTCGGTGTCTTCAAACGCCTTGGCGAAGCCCTGGCCGAAGCCTTGCTCAACGGCCTGCTGTTGGCCCTTGAGTTCATCACGCAGCGTCAGCAACTTATCGCGGCGGGTTTGGGCCTCCGCATCGGTCTTGTCGGCCAGCACGTCCAACTGACGCTCGACGGCCGCGAGGTCTTCTTGCAGTTTGCTCGTGGCGTCGCCGGTCTTCAGCAGGGCATCGACACGCTTGTTGTCGGCCTCGGCCTGAGCGGTGGCGGCCTGCGTGGCTTCCTCGCGGGCTCGCAGTTCCTTGTCGAGTTCGGCGTTTACGTTCTCCATAAAGCCGTTCATAATCTTGATCTGGTCGGCCGTCAGCCCGCCTTCTTCGGCCATCCGCTGGAACGTGTCGAGCGTGGCTGTGGACTGTTGCAGGAACTCAGACGCGCCCTCGGTGCCGCTGTCGAGGAACTGCCGCAGCCGTTCCTCGGTCGTGTCGAGGTTCGTGGATACCTTGATCTCGGGAGCCTGGCTGGCTTCCACCGTGGCACGGAATCCGCGAACGTAGGCTGTAGCCGCCCCTTCGCCTCGGGCCGTCGCGGCGGTGTCGCCCTCGCCCAGCCCCACGGCGTTGAGCCCGGCCTGGAAGGAGTTGGCCCCGGCTTCGAGAAACTCCTGCTGGTTCTTCGCCATCGCGGCCGAGGCTTCGTTGGCGAGGTCGGCCCCGAACTGCGCGAGATCGTCCGACACCCACGCGCCCACCTCCTCGAGCAGCTTGCCAATGGCCAGCATGATGCCATTGCCGACCGTCTCAAAAAGGTTGAACACCATCCGCAGGGCTTCAGTGACGGACGTGAAGGCGTTGGCCACGAACTGGAAAACGGCGCTGGCCTCGTCAATCGACGCCGTGAATCCGCTGAAGTTGCCCACGAACTGGTCGAACACGCCCGCGAAGATCTCGGCCCCACGCAAGAGCACGTCCGTGATCGCGTTGGCGATCCCAGTGCCGCCTTGGCCCTGAAGGCTCCACTCCTCCACAAACTTGAGAAACTGGTTCGTTACGTCCGTGACGGCGGGCGCGAGGTTGCCCGTCACCTGCCCGATGATGCCTTTGATTGTGGCTCCCACCAGATCAAAGGCATCGTTCATGTCGGCAATGTTGCTTACCTGCACATCGCTAACGATGATGCCGAGCCGGTTGGCCCTTTCCGTAAGTTCGTCGATGCTGGCCGCCCCTTCGCGGAAGAGCGGAGCCAGGGCCGCGCCCTGCTTGCCGAACACCTGCACGGCCACCGCCGCCCGCTCGGCCACCGTTGGCAACTGGGCAATGGCATCCCCGATCACGGAGAACTGCTGCTCTGGGGCCAGCATCCGCAACTCGGCCACGCTCAGGTTGATGCCACGGAGCGCCTTGTCCATCGCATCGCCAGGCGTCGCCTTGCCGATGTTCACGGCCAACTTCTGGACCGCCACGCCGAAGGCTTCCGTGTCCACGCCCGCCATCTTCGCGGCGAGGGCATAGCCTTGGAGCGATTCCACGCCGATGCCAGTGCGGGCCGAGAGATCATTCAGCGAGTCGAGCGAGGAACTGACATTCCCGGCGAGCGTCAGCACGTTCTGGGCCGCGCTCGTGAACGCACTGCCGAGAGCCTGAAACGTGTCCACGAGCACGCGGCCGATCTCGATCGTGCTCAGGGTGCTCACGCCCTTGTTGAGCTTGTCGAGCTGCTGGGTGGTCTTGTCGGCCTCGCCAGTGAACCGTTGCAGGCTCTTCTGGTTCTGCTCGACGATCTTCTGAAGCAGTTGCAGTGCCTTGTCGGCGTCGGACAGCCCCTTGGTCATGCCAGAGGCGTTCGCCGTCATCTGCATGCCAACGCCGATTACTGTCGCCATTGCTCACCCGCTGTTGAAAATCTGCTGCAACTGCTTGATCTGATCCACCATCTGCTGCTGATGCTGCGGTGGTTTTTCAATCGGCACGAAGTCTTCCGCACGCGGTGCCTTGCCCTTGGCGGAATACGGGGCGAGCACCGCGCTCGCCAGCAATCCCGTCTCCCGCCACGAATCCGGCAACGCCTCGAAATACCTCGTGTAAGCCAACCACTCCGCGAACTCGACGGCCGACATGCGCCGCTCGAGCTCGCCCACCGTCATCTTCAAATGCCCCGCCAAACGAAACAGAAACCTGCGCGTCGGGCGGATGCTTAGTTTTTTGCCAGTTCCTCCACGTCCTTGTCCGTGATCGCGTTGTGGGCGGCGGCCTTGTCGAACAACCGGCTCACCACCTTCGCGCTCTTCGCCGCCAGCTTCTCGATCTGCTCGTCGCTGAACAGCCGCTGGCCAGCCTGGTCGCACAGGCAGCGGGCGAGGAACTTGGCGCGGAAGTTGTCAACGCCCGTCTCGCGCTTGCCAACCCATTCCTTCTGATAGGCGTCGAGCTCGCCAACCGTCATGACGCGGATGAACACCTCGCCGCCCCACTCCTTCACGTTGACCTTGAGAAGGCCCAGGTCGTCCGCTGCCAGGATCTGTTCTGCCGTCAGTGCCATGCGTGTATCCTCATTCGGGCGTGATTTTGAACGTCACCGCATACCGTGCGATGTCGTTGACCTTGCCCGAGAGTTGCACCCGCTCGCAGATCGCCTTTGTGGAGAAGGTCAGCCCGCCGCCAGAGATGGCGAGCGTGGCCTTCCTGCCATACTGGGCCAGCGAGACGTTGGCAGTGCTCAGGCACGAAATATCTATAGTGCCTGCGTCAAATGCCCAGGTGCTCGCCCGCGCGAGCGGCATGCCGCCGCCCGCGTTGACCTTGATCTCCACGACCTCGCCAAAGTCTGCGGAGTTCCACGAAGCCGTAACGCCCGCGCACTGGTTTGCCATGACGGGCCTCCGTCAGGCTTAGTACCGGGCGACCTTGAAGGTGACCTGGCCCCGCACGGCGTCGTTCGTCGCAAACGTCAGCGTGGAAGCCGAGACGGTCGCGGCGGCGCTGATCGCCGTTGAACCGCCGACCGTCAGCACAAGCGTGCCGGTCGAAGCGTCCTTGATGATGTTCACGCCGAGGTAGTCCACCACGACCTCGCGGCCCGTGTCCGTTGCCGAGCCCTGGAGTGGGCGGCTGATGGTGCGGACGCTGTTGCCGGTGGTCAGGCCGAGATGCGATACGTCAATGGTGTCGTCGGCGGCCGGGTCCGTGTTGCTCACGACGATGTTCGTGACGGTGAACGCGGTGCCACCGAACGAGAAAACGGTTCCGGCTCCATCATGCGGCGTTGCTGACATCTGCTAAGTCTCCTGCCAGAGGACGTTAAAGGTCTGAGTTACTTGGTACACCGGCGGAAGGTCGCCGCCTGCCAGCTGCACGAAGTCGTCGGATTCCTGCTCCAGCGACACATGCTTCACTTCTGTATTGTTCAGAGTGCCCCCGTAGCCATCCAGAACCAGACGCACGCGGTCAGCCAGTTCCCTCACGTCCTCGTAGGTGGTGGCGAAAGACTGCATTTCTACGCTCACGTTCGGCATGCCCATCGGCCCGGCCAGCGTGTGCTCCCGGCTGATGCCCGAGCGCCGCCAGATGACGAACGGCAGGGCCGCCGTCTTCGGGGCCAAGAGCGGGAAGACGCGGCTGCCCACGATGGACGACGTGACGGTGTTCGTCACGAGAACGCTGCGGAGAACGGCTTCGGGGGATTTCATGTGATGAGCCCTCTTGCTACGCGGCCCTTGACCTCGTTCAGTGCCTTCTCAAGCCTGGTGGCCAGCTCCTGCTGGAGCAGGCTTCGCATCGCTGGCTGGGCCTGATTGAAGGCTGTCTTCACCGGCGGCACGCCTGTGCGGCCACCGACCGGCATCTTTCCGAGCTTCACGACCTCGCCCTTCTTGGCGGTCTTGAAAAACGCCTTGGGCGGCTTCGGCTTGGTAATGAGTTTTCCAGCGTTCTTGCCACGCTTCGGGTTTAGGATCGTGAAACCGCCCGAAACGTAATTGCTGTTGTTCAGGCTGCTCGACTTCCAGCTCGACGCGAAACGCCCCTTCGTCTTTCGCTCTTTGGTGCCGAACTCCAGAAAGCCCTGGTGGTAGCCTTTACTCCCACCGCCAATCTCGTAGCCGACGAGGCCCACGGCGTTGCCGTTTTTGGCGTACACCTTGATCTTGGTCTTGATGCTTTTGCGCAGGTTGCCGGTCGGCCCCTTCGGCGTGTTTTTCCGCAGGGCAGCCTGCCCAGGTGCCATCGCCTTGCGAAGCGCGGCCCCCAAGTGCTTGGCGGCGATGTTCTTCGGCAACGACTTGAACTGCTCGCGGAGTTCCGTGAGTTCTGGAAACTCCATGCTGAGTTCGAGCGAGCCGCTGGCCTGTGCCATTTACTGCTGCTCCTGGCAAATGGCCTCGTGCTCGCTGCGGTTGCCGTGCTCGAGCAGGCTGACGATCTCCAGCGTTCGGCCACGCCATGCGAACCGCATCTGTTGCGTGAGGCCCGGCAGATACCGCAGCCGCAGCCGGTGCGTGACGCTCGTTTCCTGCTGCCCGGCCAGCAACGCCTCACGGGCGCTCACGCCTTCCACGCTCGCCCACACGGCCGAGGAATCGCTCCACGCCAGCACCGTCTCGCCCAGGGCATTCGTCGTGCCGCTGGCGATCTGGACGGTGATGCGTTCGCGGAGCTTGCCGGGGTCGATCATCGGTAGGAGCCCCATCGCTGCGAGTCGAGAAGCGACTTCACGCCGAACGGGATTTCGTCGCCGCTCATGGAGTCGGCCGCCATGCGGCGCTCGAACCACATGCCCACGAGCATCAGGATGGCGTGGCGGATCGCGGCGGGCACGTCGGTCCCGCTGTTCCCGTAGCCAGCCCACCATGCCACGGCATGCGCCCCGGCGTCGATCCGGTGCGGCGGCCAGGTGCCAGCGTAGATGGGCAGCACGGTGCCCGGCGTCGATTGGCGATCCACTCGGAACTGATCCACGGCGTAGGTGCCGGTCGTGCCGCCGTCTGCCGTGAACGTGAGCGACACAGCCGTGGCCGTGCCAGCGACGGCCATCGGCGGGCGGGGCAGCTCCATCGCCTCGATGCCCGAGGTAGGGAATCGGTCGAACCTCATCACCCACTGCGTGTAGACCAGCGTGCGGTCGAGGTACTGCTCGCACCACTCACGGGCCGCCGTGATGAGGCTGGCCACATAGGCGTCGTCGGCGGTGCTGTCGATGCGGCAGTGGGCCTTCGCCTCCGAGAGCGTTACGGGCTCGACGGCCGGGCCGGTCTGGCGTGTCAGGCTGCGGTACATCACTTTCGCTTTCTCCGCTTGGGCGTGGCGTCGGCCGTCTCCACGTCGTGCTCGACGGCCGCCGTCTCAATCAACTCCTGCTGCCGGTCCTCCACCGCGAACCGCTTGGCAATCAACTCTTGGGCGAGCCCGCCGGGAATCTCCACCACCTGCCCGGCGCGGTAGCTTCGGAACGAACGCAGCATCCTTAGTTTCTTCATTGGGGCACGCTCCATGCAGTTTCGGGCTTCTTTCCGTTGGTCGTGAACTCGGTGGTCCACTGAAAGACGGGCTTGC